AGGTGCACAGATAGCACTAGGATCTGCTAATAGCGTATCAAATGCTACGCTTATTTACATTGTCAACACAAGCACCGCAGGTGTTGCTGATGATCCAGGGAGAATATAATGTCAGCAATCATTAAACCACTAGGTACAGAAACAGTTTGTAATACTACAACCTTTAGCTCTTATGGTAACAGTGCATTAGTTAAATTATCACACGCTTCTGCTGTTACAACTTTAGCTTTAATTACATGTAAAGATTCTACTAATACTACAATTAAATGGACAACTTCCGTTATCGGTGGTGAAACATTAATCCTAGAAAAGAGTGCAACAGATATTTTAACGTCAAATAGCACAGATACTACATTAGTAGCTGTTCCTGTTGCATACAAGAATTAAGAGGAAACAATGAAACTTATCACCGAACTTTTTGAAGATATGGAATACATTACCGAAGCTAAAGAAAACGGTGACAAAGAACATTATATTCATGGTATTTTCCTTCAGGCTAATCGTAAAAACCGTAACGGTCGTATCTACCCATTACATATTATGGAAAATGAAGTTAACCGTTATATGAACGAAGTTGTAAAAAACAATCGTGCATATGGCGAGCTTGGCCACCCAGCTGGTCCAGCAATTAATCTTGATCGTGTATCACACATCATCACAGAACTAAAGCGTGATGGCGATAACTTTATCGGTAAGGCAAAACTAACAGACACTCCAATGGGTAACATCGCTAAGGGCTTGTTGAAGTCTGGCGCTAACCTTGGCGTTTCATCTCGTGGTCTAGGTTCATTGAAGCCAACACGTGATGGTGTTATGGAAGTACAAAACGACTTCCACCTAGCAACTGCTGCAGATATCGTAGCTGACCCATCAGCACCAGACGCTTTTGTTAAAGGTGTTATGGAAAATGTTGAATGGGTTTATGATGCAGCAAAAGATTCATGGCGCGAAGAAAAGCTCGATAATATGAGAAAAGCGATGCATAAAATGACTATGGATCAGCTAGAAGAAAATAAATTCGCTATTTTAGAGGGTTATCTTAACTCTCTAGCAATAAATTCAAGAAATTATAAATAATTTTAAATTCCATAACGGGAGACCTTAAATGACAGATAAAGCAAAAAACATTGAAGTGCAGGAAGAAACATTAGCTGCTTCTTCACTTCACCCAGCGGCAAAAGATATCGCCGATCCTAAGTCAAAGATAGAAATGATTTCTCATGCTATCGGCGCAATGCACGCTATGAAAAGCGACGAACTTACAAAGTGGTTCAAAGAAACTATGGCTATGATCGGTAAAGAAGCTTCACACCTTCCGGGCGGAGCTAACGAGCATGGCAACGAAACTTCTATTCGTATGAAGCCATCTCATGCTGTTGGTCATCAGGGCGCATCTGCAAACGATCCAATGCCAAAGCTTTCTGTCAAGGAAGACGTTGAAGAAATGTTTTCTGGTTCTGACCTTTCAGAAGAATTCAAGGAAAAGGCAACTACAATTTTCGAAGCTGCTGTAAATGCACGTGCTATGTTAGAAATTGTCCGCCTTGAAGAAGAATTTGAAGTTTCTCTTGAAGAAGCTGTAAACGAAATCAACGAAGAACTAACATCCAAGCTCGACACATATCTTGATTATGTGACTGAACAGTGGATGGAAGACAATGAAGTTGCTATCGAATCAACTTTACGTAACGAAGTTATGGAAGAATTTGTTGATGGATTGAAAAGCCTATTCGTAGAACATTATATGGATGTTCCAGAAGATAAGGTTGACGTAATTGAATCTCTTGCAACGAAAGTTGAAGAACTAGAAGAAAAGCTTAACGAACAGATCACTGAAAATGTTGAAATGAAGAGAGCTTTTGTTGAAGTTGAAAAAGAGAAGGTATTAGAATCATACGTTTCAGATCTTGCACTTTCCCAGCAGGAAAAGTTTGAAGCTCTAGCTGAAGGTATTGATTTTGATGGCGATATTGAAACTTATTCACGCAAGCTTTCAATCATCAAAGAAAAGTATTTCATCGAACAGAAGTCAGCTCCAGTAGATACAAACATTACTGAAGAAACTTTCGAAGGTGAAACAGGTTCAGCAGATACTGTATCTTATGATCCAACAGTTAAGCGTTATGCTGACATAATTTCGAAAACTCTTAGAAAATAATTTTTATAAATAATAATAACCTAGCCTAGAAAGGGAGACTAAAATGTATCTAGCTGAGGAAATTCAAAGAAAGTGGACTCCAGTATTGGACCACGCCGACCTTAATCCAATCAAGGATCAGACACGCCGTTCAGTAACTGCTGTCGTTCTTGAAAACACAGAACGTGCTCTTCGTGAGTCCGCTTCTCATGGCCAGTATCAGACTCTTATGGAAACTGGTATTGCTCCAACTGCCGTTAACGCCATGGGCGGTTCTGGCTCAACAGCTGGCGCTGGTGGTATCGACACCTTCGATCCAGTATTGATCAGCCTTGTACGTCGTGCAATGCCAAATCTTATTGCCTATGACATCTGCGGCGTTCAGCCAATGACTGGCCCAACTGGTTTGATTTTCGCAATGCGTTCCAAGTACAACGTTCAGTCAAATACTGGCGGTGGCTACGCAAACGGCAACCAGGACAACGAAACCTTCTACAACGAAGTTAACACAGCATTCTCAGCTGTACAGGGCAACAATACAACAGCTAACGCTGCTATTGGTGCTGGTAACAACTCCGTAACTGCATTCACTGGTTCTATCCCAGGTGCAACAAATACAACTCCATTCGCTGGTAATGCTTCCGACTACGGCAAGTATAACACTGGTGCTGGTATGTCAACTTCGACTGCTGAAGCTCTTGGTTCAAACACTTCTGGCGCTGGCGACTTCGCTCAGATGGCTTTCAGCATTGAAAAGGTAACTGTAACTGCTAAGTCACGTGCTCTTAAGGCAGAGTATACAATGGAATTGGCACAGGACCTTAAGGCTATTCATGGTCTTGATGCTGAAACAGAACTTGCTAACATTCTTTCAGCTGAAATTCTTGCTGAAATCAATCGTGAAGTAGTTCGTACAATCAACATCACTGCTGTTGCTGGTGCTCAGGATAACACAACCACTGCTGGTGTGTTCGACCTTGACACTGACTCAAACGGTCGTTGGTCAGTTGAAAAGTTCAAGGGTCTTATGTTCCAGTTGGAACGTGAAGCCAACCAGATCGCCAAGCAGACCCGTCGTGGTAAGGGTAATCTAGTTATCTGTTCTTCAGACGTTGCTTCTGCTCTTCAGATGGCTGGTGTTCTTGACTACGCTCCTGCTCTTAACAGCAACAACCTTCAGGTAGACGATACTGGTAACACTTTCGCTGGTGTTCTAAATGGTCGTCTTCGTGTCTACATCGACCCATATGCAGTTGGTGGTAACTACCTAACTGTTGGCTATAAGGGCTCTTCAGCATTCGACGCTGGTTTGTTCTATTGCCCATACGTTCCTCTACAGATGGTACGTGCTGTTGACCAGCAGAGCTTCCAGCCAAAGATCGGCTTCAAGACTCGTTATGGCATGGTAGCAAACCCATTCGCAGAAGGTCTTTACAAGGGTTCGGGCGAACTTGTTGTTTCTACAAACAAGTACTATCGCCGTATTATCGTCAATAATCTTATGTGATCAATTAATAACAAGACGGTTTCAAACCGCAAACTTAGAGAGGGGACTTCGGTTCCCTCTTTTTTTATTGACTTTTTGCCATGTTTTCAGTATAATCATATATGAGGTGACTATAACTAAATATTAGTAATCATTGGAGATAATAATGGCCGCTTTAGACAACACACCAATTAACAAAAACTTCCTTAATCCGCTTAACTTCAAGTTTCAAATTAAGCGTGCGCCTAATGTAAACTTTTTTATTCAAAAAATTAATATACCTTCTTTGTTTTTACCCGAAGTAAAAATACCGACTTTATTTGTACCTATTCCAGTTCAGCAAACCCATATGGAATACGGTGATCTAAAGGTTTCTTTCAAAGTTGATGAAGATCTTCAAAATTATTTTGAAATACATAACTGGATACGAGCATTAGGTTTCCCTTCTCAATTCAGCGAATATGCAAAAATTCAAACGGCGAGCCCTATTTCAGGAGTATCGTTGACTTCTGAAATTTCGCTTACAATTTTAAATGCTTTGAAAAACCCTAATTACGAATTTGTATTTCATGACGCTTTTCCAAATTACCTATCAGAAATTGATTTTGATACGACGTATGATAGCGTAGATTACGTTTCGGCTTCTGTAAATTTTAAATACACATTATTTGATGTAAAACAAATTGGCACTTGATTTATTACTCAACATACGCTATACTATGAATATGTTGAGAGGTAAATATGAAAATAGATGCAATTTACGAAGAGTGGAACAAAGATTCCGAAATTGATAAGACCGAGTTAGGGGATGAGGCGCTTAAGATACCTAAGCTACATCATAAGTATTTTCAGATATATTCTGCTGAAAAACTTTTGCTTAGGAAATACGAAGCTGAGATGAAGTCGTTGAAGCTTGCGAAGTATGAGTTTTACACTCAAGGGCCAACTAAAGAAACACAAGAGCTAGGTTGGGGACTTCCTTCACGTGGAATGATCCTTAAGCAAGAGATGCCTATGTATATGGAAGGCGATAGAGATCTTATTGACCTATCGCTTAAAATTGGTATGCAGCAAGAAAAAGTAGAGTTGTTAGAGTCTATTATTAAGAGTCTAACGAATCGTGGATTTCAAATTAAGTCAGCTATTGATTGGTTCAAATTTACTAGTGGCGGTTGATGGTAAAATAGGTTTGTATATAAATACATTGTAATGTTTTATAAGGAGATTGCAATGGATAATATAGCAAAAGCACTTGGACTTGAACCTATTGATGTTGATATCGATATTGATATTGATAAATTATTTAAAGAACATGGATTGCAAAATTTTGATTCCATGATTTCTAAAGAAGAATGCATAAAAAGAAACTCAGAAATAGTTAATTGTGATCGTTGCAACGTTTCTGGTAATAGACCTAATATGATAAGATGGCATTTTGAAAATTGTAAAACAGTTATAAGAAAATGTGAGTATTGCAATAATAATATTCCTAGACAAGGAATTAAAGATTCGCAATATAATGATAAAAAATATTGTAATAGAAAATGTTATATGCAATCTAAAAAAGGATTGCTAGCTATTAACATGACTCCGGAAGTAAAAGAAAAACTTTCAATTTACGGAAAATCACAATCATCAATTCGTTCTGAGAGGCTTAAAAAAAATAAACCATGGGAAGCTAGGTGGGGATTTAAATGTGACTGATATAATTTGTATTGAAAAATTTGATGAAACATATAATAAAATTATAGCCGATCCATCTATTGTAATGGAAATGAATGAGTATTTTACTTTTGATGTTCCTGGGGCTAAATTTATGCCATCAGTTAGAAATAAAATTTGGGATGGTAAGGTTAGACTTTTAAACGTTATGTCTTGTCTACTTTATGCTGGACTTAATCCGTATATAGAAGAGTTTGCAAAGAAACGAAATTATCAAGTAATATATACATCTGATTTTAGTGCTGAAGAGTTTTCTCTTAAAGAAGCAAACGACTTTATCGATTCATTAAATATACCAGCTAAATTTGAACGCAGAGATTATCAAGTAGGAGCTTTCGCATATGCTGTACGTAATCGTCGATCTTTACTTCTCTCACCGACTGCCTCTGGTAAGTCGTTTATCATCTACCTAATAGCGAGATACTATAATGCACGGACTCTTATTATTGTTCCAACTACTTCTTTGGTTAGTCAACTTGCCTCTGACTTTGCTGATTATGGTTTTGTATCTGATAAGTTCGTTCATAGAATCTATGCTGGGCAAGATAAACAGTCGGATAAACCAGTTATCATCTCAACCTGGCAGTCCATATACAAAATGCCTAAAGAGTATTTCCAACAATTTGATGTGGTCATAGGAGACGAAGCTCATCTCTTCAAAGCTAAATCTCTTACTAGTATTATGTCTAAGCTTAGTAGTTGTAGATACCGTTTCGGATTTACTGGTACTCTTGATGGCACTAACACTCATAAACTTGTCCTCGAAGGTTTATTCGGGATTGTAAGGAAAGTAATTAGCACTTCTGAGTTGATTGAACAGAAACATTTATCGGCGTTTACAATCAAGTGTATCGTATTAAAATACCCTGATGAAGATCGCAAAATGATGAAGAGTTTAGACTATCAAGGAGAGATGGATTGGCTTGTACGCAATGAAGCCCGTAATAGGTTTATAAAAAATTTAACTTTATCTCTTAAGGGTAATACACTACTATTGTTTCAATATGTCGACAAACACGGTAAAGTATTATATAATATGCTTAAAGATGAAGGAATACCTGTTCACTTTGTTCATGGAGGAGTAGATGGTGAAGATCGTGAAGAAATACGCCATATTGTCCAGCAGTCGCCATCAAGTATTATCGTCGCTAGCTACGGAACTTTCTCCACAGGCGTTAACATTCGTAATTTGCATAACGTTATATTTGCTAGTCCTTCAAAATCAAAGATAAGAAATTTACAATCTATTGGTCGTGGTTTGCGTAAATCAGACAGCAAAGAGATTGCTACTCTTTATGATATCAGCGACGACCTTACTTGGAAAAATAAGAAAAATTTCACTATATTACATTTTGTTGCTCGTATGACAATGTATAATGAAGAAAAATTTGATTATAAAATTTATCCGGTAAATTTAAAGGTATAACATGAGTATATCAAAACCAAGAGCAAAAAAGCATTACGTAAACAATAAAACTCTTTTCGAAGAGATGGTGAAGTTTAAACAAAAAACTAAAGAGGCAGCAGAAGCGGGTAGGCAGTTACCTCGAATACCTAACTACGTCGGCGAATGTTTTTTGATGATTTGTAATAAGTTATCAACCAAGCCAAACTTTATGGGGTATTCATATCGTGATGATATGATTGCTGATGCTATCGAAAATTGTGTTGTTGCTGCTCATAGTTTTGATCCGGAAAAATCTTCTAATCCGTTTGCTTACTTTACGCAAATTGCCTGGAATGCTTTCATTAGACGCATTCAAAAAGAAAAGAAACAGTCTTATATCAAGCATAAAAATTTCATTAATAGTAATCTAATGGATGGTTTGAACGAAGAAATTTCGATTACTGGCCAAATTATACATAATGAATATTCAGATGATATTATTCGTAATTTCGAGGATAAGATTATCAAAAATTCGAAAAAAGCTAAATCCGGAATTGAAAAATTTATTGAGGAAGATAAAAATGAAGAACCTACACCTAGTACCAGCGAATGTAATTGACTTAGTAGACAAAATCAACGATAATAATATTAGAGAGAACGAACGTAATAACTATGTTCTTAGGCTCGAAGCTATACGTGATTATACAACACTTTGTTTAAACACTTATTCTAGAGATAAAGCTTCGTTTACTAATCGAAAGAAAATCGCTAGATGAAAATTGCACTAATTACTGATACACACTGGGGTGTTCGTAATGACAATATTGCCTTCATGGACAACAGTAAGAAATTTCTTGATGAGATTTTTTTTCCATATCTGAACGCTAACAATATTCGTACTGTTGTTCATCTCGGTGACTTGGTAGATCGCCGTAAGTATATTAATTTTAATACTGCGAGAAGGTTAAGGGAAGATTTTTTAAATCCTCTATCTAACGGGAAGTATGATGTACATTTCATTGCTGGTAATCATGACACTTATTATAAAAATACAAACTCAATTAATTCTTTACAAGAGCTTGTCGTAGAAAAATATCCTTTCAAGGTTTATGATCAGCTACCTTTCGAAGTTGAATTCGATAACACAATCGTTTTAATGCTACCATGGATATGTGATGAAAATAGAGAAATCTGCTTACAAAAAATCCGTACAACTCCTGCTTCAATCGTTATGGGACATCTCGAGCTTGCTGGCTTTGAAATGTATAGAGGTTCTATGGTCTCTCATGGAGATGATCGCAGTATTTTCTCTCGTCATGATATGGTTCTTAGTGGTCACTATCACCATCGTTCCTCTGACGGTTCTATCTATTATTTGGGAAGCCATGCGGAGTTCACGTGGTCAGACTACAACGACCAAAAAGGATTCCATATCCTAGATACAGATACGAGAGAGTTGACTTTTATACCAAATCCATATACAATGTTTGCTAAGTTTTGGTATGATGATTTATCTAAAACATCACCGCCAGAGTGTTTTGATTTGAATGCGTTTACAGGAAAAATCGTAAAGGTTATCGTTCAAAACAAAACAGACCTATACAAGTTTGATAGATTTATTGATGCGTTCGAAAAGGTTGGCGTTCTTGAAATGCAAATTGTTGAGGATCACCTAAATCTTGCTGTTGAAACAGATGAAGAAATCATAAACGAAGCTGAGTCAACGATTGGTATTTTTAAAAAATATATAGATCAAGTTAACTCATCAAACTTGAATAAAGAAAAGTTAGAACAAACTATTATCGAACTTTACAATGAAGCTATTTCTATAGAATGAGGGTTATATGCAATATAATTGGAACAACTTTGCAAATTTAGGGTTTGTATCTCAAAAATTTAATGATGAAGAACTTGCCCCTATTAAAGAAGAAATAGCTCTTATTCAAAAAGATTTTTCTAAAGCCGACCCTTTTCAATATGGGCTAGCTGGTCATTTACAGAACGAGTATAAACTTACAAATAGCTTTGGTAAACTCGAAAAGCTCCTTTTCCCTCTAGTCCAAGCATACAATCAAGAGTATCCTATATACTACGGTAATATGCAAAATGCCACCGACGTTTTGACGCCGGTACTTTTAGCTAAAGCTTGGGTAAACTTTCAAAAAAAACTAGAGTTTAACCCACACCACGATCACTCTGGGCTTTTTAGTTTCGTTTTATGGTTGAATATCCCTTATGAACTTCAAGAAGAACGTAAGGTGTTCCCTCAGTTCGCTGACACTGGAAGAGATTCTAAAACGTCATGTTTCGAGTTTGTTTATACGGACATTACAGGTAGAATTAGACCGCACCTACTTCATATAGATAAAAGTTACGAAGGCACGTGTATTTTATTCCCTTCTTCTGTTCCACATCAGGTATACCCTTTCTATACGAGCGATGGATACAGGATTAGCGTTTCTGGTAATTTTTACCTCAAAGGTTTTGAATGATATTTTTTAAAGTATTACGTTGGAAAAATCTACTCTCAACAGGTAATATATTCACTGAGATAGATCTAGCCAAAACAAATAACACACTTATCGTTGGCGAAAATGGGGCTGGGAAGT